TCGTTGTCGAAGATCATTTGCGAATCAGGCTAGTCATCCGGCTACCAAACCACCAAGCCACGGCGGTTCCGGCCAACATCATGAAGCTCTGGATAGCTTCGACCTTCAGGTATTGGTCTTCGATCAGGAAGAAGCTGATGAATGAGCCAAGTACCAAGCCAATAGTCAGGAAGGGGCGGGTAACGGCGCGGACGTTAGCTGCCCACGGAGACACCTTCTCGGTCATGTCGGCAGCAGATGCGGACTGTGAGGCCGCAAATGCGTTCCAAGCGGCTAGGGCTTCAGCGGAAGCAGCCTGCTTATCAAGCATATCTAGGGCGAACTTGTTATCCTGCCGCTTTTCCCAGATGCGGAGAGCACTCGTAGCCAACGAGCCAAAGAGACCAAACAGACCTCCCGTTCCGGCGTTGAAGAGGAGTTCGGTGATTACGCTCATGTTAGGTAACGTAATTTACTTGGGCCACACCACGCCAACGGCTGCCACTATCATCCGTGATGAATACGAAGACGTGGGTCTTTCCCGTATCAAGGGTGGGAGCCGTATCGTTCGGCCACTTAACGGCAGCAGGCCAGCTAATCGTGCCAGACGTATTCTCGATCTCCACAATCATGCCATACGCGCCGCTGGGTACGTTGCTAAACGTAAAGGTGGAGTTGCCACTAATGGTCTTCGTGAAGTAGTTGCCCTGCGAACAATCAATATCTAGCAGGGCTACCGCCGTAACCGACCCCTTGTACTGCCCCGTTACCTCAAGGCTCGTAAACTTGCCGGAATTGGCCGTAGAAGAGCCAATAGGCAGGGGGCTGGAAAACACTTGAGCCGCCGTAGTCTTGCGCAAGGCCGTATCGGCTGAGCTATGGACTAGGATGGTGTCGGCAGAGGCAAGGACGGTCTTGGCCGTCTGGTCCGTAATGGCTCCCGGCAAAAGCACCGCATCATCAACGTGGTTGTTGAGATTGGTCGAAGTAACTAGGTTCGACGGCGAGGTCGTCCCGTAGGTGGTGCCTTTTTGAATTTGAGCCATGACTTAGTATATCAAGGCTTTGTGGGCCAAACTACATTATGCGGAAACCCTGCCTGAGAGGGAACATCGCGGAGAGCCTGACGATAAGCCGTCCATTGGATCTTAGCGGCGTTATCCAGCGGCGTGTCGTTAAGCTGGGTCCAATCGCACTCAGTTAGCTTGGTGTTGCGCTCGCGGCGCACCTGAGCCGCTTTTTGGGTGTCAATCTCAGCCTGCTCTTCAGCCGTGTACGCCCGCCAAATCTTGGTCTCTACTACTTCGCTAGGAAGGATGGCAAAAACTGAGCCAACAAACTTCTCTTGAACATCGCCCTCCTCAAGGCGGACAGGAAGCCAACCAAGCTCTCGAAGCCCATCATCATCCATCTGGTCAAGGCCAGAAATATTACGCCACGACTTAGGTAGTGCGCGGGGGCCATCGGCAATAACGTTGTTCTCAACAAAGCAGTAGTTCATGGGAATAGTCTAGGCTCTTAATTTCTTCAAAAGGGTGGGTCCAGTCGCCATACTTCTGTTGGCGGAACAACCGCATAGAGTTGTAATAGGGCGTCTTATTGCCGGGTTCGGCATACAGATAATACCCCATAATTGGAATGACAACCCAAGTGGGGATACCCATTGCTGCGGACAGGTGGCTTACGGACGTGCAGCTAGTGATTACGAGGTCGCAGGAGCTTACCGCCTTGTGCGTGTCGTGCCACGTCTGAAGCGGTACATCCTGCACCCAGCTAGGCTTGTGCTCTAGGTCGGCATCCCGTTGAAGAGAGATAAACTCAATGTCATCCCGCTTGACGGCATCAAAGAACAGGTGGGCCGGGAACAGCTTGTGATGCTGGGCCTCAAAGGTTTTGTTGCCTGACCAGCGCAGACCTACCCGCAGCTTTTTGCCTTGGACGGTGAAGTCTTGGTGAATGTAGGAGTCTCCGCGAATTGTGTTTTTCCCGATGTTCAGATAGATCGGGGACGACATCCCAGCCATCCAGTAGTCGTGATAGACCCCGTACTCTGCCCCATGCTGCACTACGGCATCAGCCAAATCCGTAGACGAAATAAACGAAACAAGCTCCCCAGAGCAGCTAACAATGGGGCTGAAGCCTTTTGCGCGAAGTTCGCGAGTGTAGCGCACCTGATGGAGTTGATCGCCCAAACCGCCCTCTAGGTGGAGCAGGATGGTTTTGCCGCTGCGCCCATCCCACTCAGGCTGTGGAGTGTTGGGCTGGCTGTTGCCAAAGACGCCTACCTTGCGCCCACGGTGGAGGAGCTTGTAGCCCTCTTGGATGTTGCCGTCTCGCAGTTCGTACCAGCCACGGTTGTAGGCTGCGCGGTGATCGTTGGGGCGTTCCACCTTCAGCTTCTCGGCGATGCGCTTGCCTTCGTCAAAGTTGCCCATTGTAGACGCCGCAAGCTGTAGATCTAGGTCGTCTAGTGGTGCAATGGTGCGCGGCTTAGGCAACCAAAACTCGGGCTGGGAGAACTGACCGTAATGGTAGCCGAGAATATCCTTGGCCGACTCATTGTGCTGCCGAGCCAGCTTAGGCTTGATGTCGTGTAGGCCAACTACGCCATGCAGCCCCTCGTCGTCTTCCTTGACGGTAGAGCCGTCAATGCGCTCTAGGTCATACTCAAACGGGTCGAGGCTGAGGAAGTCGTGGATGCGCTTAAGCTGGGTGCGCGGATCAGCGAGAAGGTCTTCATACTCCACAAACAAAAAGCACTCTGGATCAGCTTGATAGCCAGCCTGCAACACTTGGTAGGAAGTCTTGAGATGCCCAGCCAGTCCAGACTTATGCACAAAGTCGTCGAGATCCGTTGGCTTGGCTACACGGACAAACGAAGCCATGCAGTCGGGAACGCTGCGAACCGTTGCAATGATGCGCGGCTTGTGCTCAAGCACTTGACTCATCGCAGAAACCACAACAGGAAGTGGCCAGTTACGCGCCTTATCAATGACAACAGGCTTGTCCGTAACCTCGTCATAGTAGCCGTTAATCAGGCCGCGCATTGCGTTTGCCAGCTTCTTGCGATCTAGGTCGTTCTTCTCAAGAAGCGGCTCTCGATGCCACGCTGAAGCAAGAGCGTCAAGCGCAGCACCAAGACCGGAGGTGGTTGAAACGTGCGTCTGCGGATTCTGGTTAAGAATCGCAGCTAACACCGTCGAACCAGAGCGAGGAAGGCCAGAAAGGAAGTGAAGTTTCTTAGGCAAGTTGTTGCTCACTTAGCCTTTCTGGCAGCTACTAACGTAAGGTAAAGACTTTTATGCTACTGCGTTGTAGCAAGAGCAGTTGAGAATGCGGCTGCAATCTTATTCCAATTAGTTAGTGATCCAATTTGTTTTGGAGAGGAATAGCTTGTGGTGTTTCCAAGCCCAAGTCTTCCATAGGAACCACTTCCCCAAGCCCAAAGCGTTTTGTCGGTTTTTACGGCAACAACAAATGATCCACTGGCAACAATATTACTCCAATTAGTTAAAGACCCCACCTGCACAGGAGATGATCGATTAGTGGTATTGCCAAGTCCAAGTTGACCATTACTATTGTTGCCCCAAGCCCAAAGTGTTCCGTTGGTTTTGATGGCAAACGAAGATCCGTCGCCAGTAGCCACTTTGCTCCAGTTGGTAAGAGATCCAACTTGAGTTGGCGAACTTCTATCAATTCCAGAGTCTCCAAGCCCAAGAGCTCCAGCAGCAGAGTAACGGTTTAACCCGCACGACCAAAGCGTTCCATCGGTTTTAACAAAAAGAGAGTGTAGGTTAATTGCTGCGTCTGCCCAATTTGTTAATGATCCGATTTGTACTGGAGATGAACGATCTGTAAGATCGCCCAATCCAAGTTGGCCTACGTCGTTTCTTCCCCAAGACCAAATAGTTCCGTCTGTTTTAATAGCAATTGTTGCCGTACTACCAGTAGCTACTTTGCTCCAGTTGGTCAATGCACCTACCTGAACTGGAGATGACCGATAAGTTAGATCTCCTTGACCAAGCGGACCATTGCTATTGTTACCCCACATCCAAAGGGTTCCATCAGTCTTAATAGCAGCACTAAAATTTGGAGTGCCACTAGATTTCATAAGGGTTGCCCAATTTGTAAGAGAGCCAACTTGTTTTGGAGATGAATACGAGGTTGTATTACCAAGACCAAGCCTTCCAGATCCTCCAGTCCCCCAAGCCCACAAAGCTCCACTTTCGCTAATAGCTAGAGAGTGGCTTTGTCCCATAGCAATTTGGGACCAAGTTGTTAGTGCGCCAACTTGTTTTGGAGATGAATACGAGGTCGTATTCCCAAGACCAATTTCGCCATATATATTGCGTCCCCATCCATATAGTCTGTTATCTGCACCACCAGCCCCAGCCGCACCCATCGCAAGTTTGATAACGTTCGGGTCCATAATTAGTTAACGTAGTCTACTAGGGAAGCTCCACGCCAGCGTGTGCCGCCGTCGTCGGTAACAAAGATAAAGATGTGGGTTTTGCCCGTGGTTAGGGTTGGTGCCGTATCCTTGGGCCACTTTACAGCGGCAGGCCAAGTGATAGCACCAGAAGTGTGTGTGAGTTCAAGAGCGAACGCGAATGAACGACTAGACGGAGGGTTACTAAACGTAAACGTCGAGTTACCCGAAATGGTCTTCGTAAAGTAGTTGGCCGTAGAGCAGTCAACGTCCAAGGCTCCCATTGCCGTAATGTTGGAAGCGTAGTTGCCGTTGAGGTCTAGGCGGGCAAGCGGCGTGCCTTGGTTAATTCCAATGCGGTCAACCGAGGCATCCGAAAAGAACAAGTTAGCCGCCGTGTCGCCTTCGATTCGAAAGTCTTTATCGGCACCCGCGTCATTAAAAGTAAACGTGCCGCCGTCAAAGCCTACGTTGCCAGAGGCATCAAGGGTTGTGAATTTACCAGCCGCAGCCGTGGTTGCGCCGACGGTGCCATTGATATTGATGGAGGCCGTTCCCGTAAGATTAGTAACCGTTCCCGAGCTAGGCGTACCCAAGGCACCACCATCGACCACAAACGCGCCAGCCGTGCCTGTATTGACTCCTAGAGCCGTAACAACGCCAGTACCCGTGGTGATGGTGGATGGCGCGGCTCCAGCACCGCCGCCAACAACAATGGCATTGGACGCCAATGCGCTGGACGAGGCTAAGGTGCCACTTGCCGTAAAGGCCAAAACACCGCCAGACGTGCCAGAGGTTAGGCCCGTGCCGCCATTAGCTACAGCCAACGTGCCAGCTAGGGTGATAGTGCCGCTTCCGGTGACAGGACCGCCCGAGGTGGTTAGGCCCGTAGTTCCACCAGATACGTCAACACTTGTAACGGTGCCCGTGTATTGATCGGCAGACGAAATCGTAAAATTGGGGTAGGTTCCCGTGATGGTGGTCGTTCCACCCTGCGTTAAAACCACCGTCTGATCTGGCGCAGAATTGGTAATCGTGAAGTTGGGATAAGTCCCAGAAGTCGAGATGCCCGTGCTCGCCGTAAGAACCACCGTTTGGTCAGGGGCAGAATTGGTTACCGTAATGCTACCGCTAGACGTAATCGGGCCACCCGAAACGCTGATTCCCGTACCAGCCGTAAGATCGACACTCGTTACGGTGCCAGCACCGTTCGTAGTCCACTCGACATCCGTTGCCCCAGAGTTAAGGCTTAGCACCTTATTTGCATTACCCGTATAGGAGGGCAGCAAATTAACTCGCGCATCGGCGGCAGTAGTAGCTCCGGTGCCACCTTGATTGATGGCTACGGTGCCACTAATTGCCGTAGACACCGGAGTGTCTAGCAACAGCGTCTTAAAGATGTCCATTATTAGAGGTAGTTGAGTTCCTGCGCCTCAATCACAGCATCAGTAGAGGCTTCGCGGATTGCGCGGGCTTTAAGGGCCATAGTGCGCGTCCAGTAGGCCGAGCTATTGGCTGGCATACGGAAGCCCTTGGTAGCCGTAGGATCGGTGGTTCCGTCGAAGGTAACACGAATATCCGCTCCCGTCACCTGTACCAGAAGATGTTCCGTATCGGTAGCCAACGTCCAATCAAGGAAGGCTACAGCCGATGAGCTAACCGTGCGCTGCTTGTGCGTCGTGCCATTCTGAGGAATAGCTTGCGACGGGGTATTGACGATGCGTGCGTTAGGCATGGCTTAGACGGAGAAGGGGGTTGCCTGTACGGCGGCATCACTTCCGCCAGCGCGGATAAACTTAGCCAGTCGCGCCGTTTCCTTGTTCCAAAGGAAAGGCTGCACGCCAGCCTTGAACAGATGGCCGTTCGTGGACGACGGATTGCTGCCGTCAAACGTCACCATTACGTCGTTCGTCTGCACATCGACCAGAATGTACTTGGTCTTGGAAGAGGTCCAATTCGCATCAAGCGAAACGACTGCGGTGCTAACCGTGAGGCGCTGATCGGCTTCGCCAGTCGGCTGGGGGTAGAGATTGACTACGAGTGAGTTATTCATGTTTAGCGGAACTGGCGTGAGGTGTAGGTAGAGATGCGGCGGAACAGGTTGTTCATATTACGCTG